TTGGGAAGCATGTGATCATGGACTCCGGCCTCTTTACTCTCATGTTTGGGGCGGCCAAGGGGAAGAAAGACGAAGCTTTCATCATGAAGTGGATGGAAGAGCTTGTAGGCTTCGTCAAGGAATCAGGGTTCAAAGGCACGTGCGTCGAAGTAGACTGTCAGAAGGTACTTTCACCCGATGCAGCATGGAGATTCAGAAAGAAGCTCCGCAACATGCTCCCGGATAACAGGATAATCAATGTCTTCCACCTGGAAGATGGTGCAGAAGGATTGGACCGGTTAATCGAGTTCTCGGATTACATTGCTCTGAGTGTGCCAGAATTCAGGATACACAAGTCAGGAACCTACAAGAAGGACATAAGCGCACTCACCCGCTACATAAAGAGCAAGAAACCAGAGATCGACATCCACCTACTTGGATGCACCGATAATGAGATGTTACTTGAAAACAAGTTTTGCACCAGTGCCGACTCCACCTCGTGGAGCGCGATCATCCGGTGGCCACGGGTGCCATTGATGCTACGCGGGAAGAGACTGAAAAAGCATGTGAGTCAGATCAACGAAAAAGAGCTTGTCGACCGGTATCGCGATGTGATCTTGGAAATTGCGGGGAGATTCAACATGAACATCACTCCCAAATCAATGATCAATCACGCGAAGGTATGTTTTGCAGGCGATATGTTTCTGCATGAGTATGATTACTTGCTTGGACACCAAAAATGAACGATATGTATAGAGTAAAGAAAAGACTTGAAGTTTCAGCTGCTCACTCGCTGAAATTGTCTTACGAAAGTAAATGTGAGAACCTTCATGGCCATAATTGGATTATCGACATCTTCTGTCAATCGAAAGAACTCAATGAGGATGGGATGGTAGTCGATTTCTCACTCCTGAAAGGTCAAATCCAGAATATCATGGATCATAAAAACCTGAATGAAGTTTTTGACTTCAATACGACAGCTGAGAACCTGGCCAAGTGGATCTGTGACAACGTGATAAATTGTTACCGGGTCGATGTTCAGGAGTCAGAAAACAATATCGCGACTTATGAAAAGGATTAACGAGATATTCTACTCCCTGCAAGGCGAAGGTTATTACACCGGTAGCCCGGCCATCTTCGTCCGTTTTGCTGGTTGTAACTTGAAATGCCCGTTCTGTGATACCAGGCATGAGATTTACAAAACGATGTCTGACCAGGAGATCCTGTATCAAGTAACAAGGTACCCGGCCAACCTTGTAGTCCTTACCGGAGGAGAGCCGGCCATGCAGGTGACAGCTGAGCTTGTGGACTTGCTGCAGTCTGCAGGCAAGTATGTTTGCATCGAAACAAACGGTACCATACCGGTACCGGAAGAGATCGACTGGATCACATGCTCCCCCAAAGGTAACTATGAGTTGAAGGTGAACTTCGATGAATTGAAGATTGTTTTCACCGGCAGCGTTGATCTGGAAGAGTACGAACGAAAACAGTACTGCAATATGTATCTGCAGCCATGCTCCGGGAAGAATATTGAAGAAGTAATTGAATACATAAAAAGAAAGCCATGTTGGAAGTTAAGCTTACAAACACAGAAGCTGGTAGGGATACGGTAATATCGAAAGAAGTTGCTGAACAACATATCCGGGAAATATTCGAGTACATCGGAGAGGATCCAAACCGTATCGGACTACTCGGTACCCCTGATCGAATCATCCGCATGTGGAAGGAGATATTCCGAGGGTATGATCCGGAACAGAAACCGAAGATCACTACATTCCCAAATGGAGAGGATGGTCTATTCTACGATGACATGATTGTTGACACGGGAAGTTTCTACTCCATGTGTGAACATCACTCGATGCCATTCTTTGGTCGTTACTGGTTTTCGTATATCCCGGAAATGAATGGGAGGATACTGGGCCTTTCAAAAATTGCCAGGATGGTTGATTACTGCTCAGCAAGGTTGCAGATACAAGAACGTCTCGTTACGGATATCGTTGATGAGATAAGCGCAGCACTCGGCCCAGGCACTCACAGTATCGCTCTTCTCATGAAAGGGGAGCACCTATGCAAGACGATGAGGGGGGTGAAGAAAAAGGGATACATGACATCTCAATGTTTGACTGGAAGCTTCAAGAAGATGCAGCATCAAGCTGAGTTCTTCAATTTCGTGAATTTAAATCAATAATTATTAACTTTGCGGTGAACAATTTAGTATCGCAATAATGACTGAAACAGAAATGTACAAAGAAATTATCGAAAAGCGACTTCAACGCAAGCGTGATCAGCTAAAAGAAATTGAAGCTATCATGCAGCAGGGTGAAGTCACACAGGCGGAAAAGAAAAGCTACATGGAGGTCAAGGCTGTTATCCTTGAGCTCGAAAACGTACTTGATCTCGCAGAGACACTGCTGAAACAATAACGACACACAGACACACAGACACAAAATCAATTCTTATTGCCTACCATCGATTAGCCCTGGCCGAAAATGTCAGGGCTTTTTTATTTGGATTAATGAAAAGATGAGTGATCGTATATTTTAAACGAAAATGGCCAGGTATAACAAAAAAATAGTGAATGACATTTGCTCTCTGATCAAAGAGGACAGTTATACTGTTGCCGAGATCTGCAAGAAAGTAAATATCGCTGAAAGCACCTACTACGAGTGGAAGGCAAAGAAGCCGGAGTTTTCGGAGGCACTTAAAAAAGCTGAAGATGATTTCAACTCTCTTATCATTGTTGAAGCTAAAAGATCGCTGATAAAGCTCATCAAGGGCTACACCGCACAGGAGAAAAAAACCGTTACGGCAGACACAGGAAAGAAAGATGATGAGGGTAAACCTATTGTTCGTGTGAAAGAGCATTCAGTTGTAGATAAGCATTACCAACCCAATACCGCAGCTGTGATCTTTGCCCTCACTAACCGAGATCCGGCAAACTGGAAGAACAGACTAAACAATGAGATGTCGGGAGAGGTGGCGATAAAGAGTGATCTGGAGAAGATGTCTGATGAAGAGCTTCAGAGAATAGTTGATGGCGATAAGCAACCGTGACATACTGCTGAGAAGAGCTGAAGCGGCAATCATACTGCGTAAGCGAGAGGCCCGGGACGATTTCTGGGCCTTTTGTTTATATATGGATCCGGAGTTCTTCACGAAGCGATCTTTTCTTATGCAGGTCGCTTTAGCATTTATGCAGGTTTATCGTTCATTTACTAACAAAAAGATTTATCGGCTCGCCGTGAGTATGCCACCTCGAGCGGGAAAATCTTACATTTCGTCACTTTTCATTGCCTGGATGATGGGGCACTTCCCGGAACATTCGGTTATGCGAAACTGCTGTTCCGATATTCTTTACAACAAGCTCTCATATGATACTCGTAATATCGTGAGAAGTGTAAAATATCAGGAGATCTTCCCGGATGTCAAGTTGAGCCAGGACAAACAGAACGTGAAAGGGTGGAATCTTCAAACATCTCGGCAGGTAGGTTACTTCGGAGCTGGTGTGGGTGGTACAGTTATTGGTTTTGGTGCTTCCATGCTGGCCATGACTGATGACTTATACAAATCACTTGAAGATGCACTTTCAGACATAAATAATGAAAAGGTGTGGAGCTGGAAGCAGGGAACACATGACAGCCGTATCGAGGGGAATTGTTGTTCTATCGACATAGGTACCAGGTGGAGTGAGACCGACGTCCTGGGGCGCCTGGAATCATCCGGGAAGTATGACGAGATTATCCGCATTGCAGCTCTTGATGGTAATGATCAGTCATTTTGTGAGGATGTGCATACTACAGAGTATTATCACGAGATCCGGCAGGATCTGGATGAATCGATCTGGGAAGCTGAATACATGCAGAATCCCATCGAGGCGAAAGGGCTTCTCTTCCCGAAATCAGAACTACAGCGATTCAGGATGAATGACATTGCTGGGCGCAAGCCTGATGGTACTATTGGTGCATGTGATGTAGCTGATGAAGGTGATGATGATTTCTGTGCACCATTTGGTGATCTTTTTGGTGAAAAGATATTCATCAAAGAGGTTGTGTTCACAAAGGATCCAGTTGAAGTGACTGAACCTCGCATCACGCAGGCAATATTCGATACCGGTTGTGATCAGATAAGAATTGAAAGCAATAATGGTGGAAGGATCTTCGGTAACAACATCATTAAGAACCTGAGAGCGAAAAAACACAAATGCATTGTTCAGACCAGAGCAACGACCAAAAACAAGGAGACCCGCATCCTCATGAAATCAGGGTGGATAAAAAAACATTGTGTTTTTCTTCACGATGAAGACATTATCAAAGGATCTGATTACGATCGCTTCATGAAGTCTCTCACATCGTACAAAAAAGAGGGAGGGAACAAGCATGATGATGCTCCTGACGGCATGACGATCCTGTCCGAATTCATTGAGGATATCGGCTTGTACAAAACGATTAATAAGAAAACAGTGGACAGGAGGGTGGTTGTTTAATTAAATGATTAGCCCTATTATGTATAATAGCAGTAAAATAAATGCTGTGATTACAATGGCAATCTTTAACCAATAAATATGCCATGCCCTTTCTGCGTATTTATCAGGTGCGGTAAAATCATTTCTTTCGCATGTCTCACCATAGTCTTTCTCTAGTTTCCTAAAGTAGTTATACCATGTAATTGTTTGGTATACATAGTGCGATATGTCAAATATCTGGAATAAGACAAGTAGTACTAATACCCATTTTAATAATGGAGGAATAAAACCAAGTTTGAATCCATCCAGACCACCAATCAATATCCAAACAACACCAAATCCCATAAATGAGAGATTCCTGGTTATTTCACTTAATTTGCCAGAATGAAATTCATAGTCATTTTTGTAATCTTCTATTCTCATACTCTTTTATCTCTTGGTCCAGTTCCAGAAGTCCTTTGTGTATTACTGTCACTTTTATTTCTCCTAGCAGGGGCTTGTGTTTTTGGGGCTTTTTTTGGAGGTGTTGTTCTACCAGATTGCTGACCGTTGTTTTTCTTTTTGCTCATTGATGTTAAATTTAAATAGTTAGTGATTCATAGATATCACTGCAAATATAGCTAAAAACCTAATTCCCTTTATATTTTACAATAAAAATATATGGGAGTAAGAAATAGAGATGGCGCCCTCTACTTTGCTTCTGGCATCGATAATACCGGGATGTACAAGGATGCGGAAGAAACAAAGCGCATCGTTGGCGGGATAACTGAGCAGGTCCGCAGGGCCGGGATGGTGATCGGCGCCGTGTTTGGTGCTCAGACACTGGCTAGCTTTGGCCGTGAGATCATCAAAGTTCGGGGCGAGATGCAGATGCTGGAATCATCCTTTGAAGTGTTACTTCGCGGCAGAGGCGTTAAAGCATTCCTTGACGAGATCAAGGCATTTGCTGTTGAAAGCCCACTATCTCTTACCGGTGTGTCGCAGGCTGCACAGACATTGTTAAGCTTCAATGTGGAAGCCGACAAGACAATCCCTATCATCAAGCAGATTGGTGATATCTCAATGGGTAATGAAGATCGTTTCAAATCACTCACCCTGGCATTCGCTCAGATGTCGTCAGCTGGGAAGCTGATGGGGCAGGATCTCCTGCAGATGATCAACGCCGGGTTCAACCCATTACAGGAAATATCAGAGAAAACAGGCAAGTCTATTTCTGTATTGAGGAAGGAAATGGAGACAGGCGCGATCTCCTCTGAAATGGTTGCCGATGCATTCAGAAGCGCTACCGCCGAAGGTGGCAAGTTCTACGGAATGACACAAAAGCAGGCCGACGGGATCAAAGGTCTGCAGAACCAGATCGAGGGAGCAGCGCAAGAGATGTTCAATGACCTTGGCAAGATGTCAGAGGGGTTCATCACTGGAGCATACAAGGCTACAAGGTCGCTTATCGAGAATTACGAGGTTATTGGCCGGGCCATTGCCGGGTTGATCACCACCTATGGCGCTTATCGTGCCGCTGTGGTAGCTGTGACAGTTGCTGAAAAGGGGTGGACTATCGCATCGATGGCTCAATACAAATGGCTTGTGATGATTGAGAAAGCGCAGAAGCTTCTCAACATGACAATGTTAAAAAATCCATATGTGGCTGTCGCTACTGCAGTTGTCGGTCTTATTACTGTGATTGCAACGTTCAGTGACCGAACAACTACTGCAGAGAAAGCACAGAAGAACCTGAATGAAACGCTCGAAGAAGCAAAAGATCGGAAAGAAGCGCTCAAGGTAAAAGGGGATGAACTTATTTCTGTTCTCAATAGTGAAACAGCAACTGTATACCAGCAGATCAAAGCATATCGGGAATTGATTACCTTACTTCCTGAGCTGAAAGGCAAATCTATTGGTGATATAAAGAAAATGGATCCTGCCGAACTCGGAAGAATGCTTTCTGGACGATCTGAGCAGGAAGAAATTGATACCATCCAGGCCCAATACGATGAGCGAATCAAGAACATCGAGGGTTATCGGAAGAAAATAAAAGAACTTGAGGGGAAGGACTTAAGACAGGTAGCGCCAGAACTGAATTATTACCGTGAACAACTTGGAATAGCTCTTGAGGAAACAAGAGGTCTCAAAAAGCAACTTGATGAGATCGCCGATCTGCAGAAAGAAGCATTTTACCAGGAGAACCCGGAGGCGCGAAGAAGAGACTTGCAGTCACAGCGGGTAGCGCTGCTTCAGAAAGAATCTGAGCTGTTGGAGAAGATCAAATCAGCTGGTGACAACGATCTGGCAAGCGCCAATGACCGTATTGTGCTGAAAGCAATACAGAGTCAACTCGAGACAAACAAGGCCGCTCTGGAGTCTGTCAATGCGTCAACCGATGCTGCAATCATAAAGAATAAAGAGTACTGGAAAAGCGTTCTGGATGAAGCAACAGCAGCTCGTGACAAGCTGGGAACTGATCAGGTGGGATCAGATGAATGGAAGAGGTTAACCACTCTCATCAATTCAGCAAGCAAGCAACTTGATCACTATTCGACAAAGCTCAAGGATGTAAAGGATAACAGCAAGAAGCTGGCACCTCGTGATGTAGGCACCGTTGAAGGTGTCGGTGCTGGTATCCTCGACAGTTTCATGTCATCTCCGGTGATAGATGATGCAGCCAGCAGGCAAATTGGGGAGTACTCTCAAAAGCTTCGCGAAAGTCTTTCAGGCATAGATCTTCAGGGTGTCGATATATTCGATGTTCTTACCTCAGACCTATGGAATAAAGCCTTCAGCGACCTGGATAAGATGGCAGTTGACGACATGATATCGCTTATCCGCCAATTGGAATTGCACTGGAAGAGTTTGAACCTGGATCCATCTGAGTTCGCTGCACTCCGGGAACGAATTGAAAAGATCACTGATGAGATTGGGAGGAAGAATCCTTTCAAGGGGCTTTCGGAAGCAATTAAGAAGTTCAAAAGCGGTGATGGCGATTTCAAAGATATTGCCAAGAATGCAGGAGCTTCACTGGACCAGGTGGGGAGCATGTTCAATTCTATCACTGATGGGTTAAGGGAAATGGGTATCGCTGGGGATGAAGAGACACAGAAGATGCTCAAGGGTATTGGTGAAATGGTCTCAGGCGCCGCCACACTTGCCAAAGGTATTGCAACAGGTAACCCTGCTGAGATTGTTGCTGGTGGTGTTCAATTGCTCACATCTGCTATTGAGGTTTTCGACAAGAAGAGCCGGGAAGCAAACAGAACAATCAAGAAAAACACCGAGGAGGTAAATAATCTTCAGAAATCATACGAGAATCTCGAGAGGGCAATATCCAAAACATACTCCACAAAAGCTGCAGCACTCATTGAAGATGAACAGCGTGTACTAGAGCAGCAGAGGAGCTTGATCCAGGATAATATTCGGGCTGAGAAATCAAAGAAGAAGCCAGATAAAGAAGCTATCAAGGAGTGGGAGAATGCACTCGATGATATCAACGTCCGTATTGAAGAAAACAATGATCGGATCCTTGAATCCCTTGTCGGTACCGATGTGATGTCTGCAATTGATCAGTTTGCGCAGGCTTATGCGGATGCATGGTCGTCGGGTGAGGATGCAGCGAAGAAATCAGCAGATGTTGTAAAAGGTATACTACGCAATGCGCTTATCAACTACATGAAAGGTCAGCTGCAACCAGAGGTGGAAGCAATCATGAATAAAATTGCATCCTCGATGCAGAATGATGGCCGGATTGATTCAGCGGAGCAGAATGCTATCAATGCGCTTGTGGCCGTACTCGACAATAAGGCTGCACAGTATGAGCAAGCGCTGGATCCATATCTTGAGAAAGAGAAAAGAACGAGCGGTGTCACCGGTGAGCTTCAAGCCCAAATGACAGAGGGCACCGGTTCTCAGCTGGTCGGCCTGTGGAACATGACCGCGATGGATACCAGGGCCATCAAGGATCACTTGAAAAACAATCCCATACCGGACATTGCAAAAGAGTTTACATCCTTACAGAATGAATTGTCATCCATCAGACAAAACACACGGGAAACGGCTGATAACACGGAAGGAATAAAAGAGCAGTTCGATGAGATGAACGATAAGCTCGAAGAAATAAAGAGTAATACAAAACTAAATAATAGTAGAGGATGAAAGAGATTAATTTTCTAGTTAAAGAAGCAAGAAAGAATAAGGGTTGTGGAAAAGGTCTGCAACAGCTTAAGGATTGTACGAACGTAAAGGATCTCATTGAGTGCTTCTATGACAATATCGATTATTGTCTTGCCAAAAGCTTCCCTTCAGTGGAGTTCATGGAGCAGTATCGTTCCGACTTGAAAAAGGCCGGAGTTTACATTGACGAGGATGTCACCATCCACAATCCAAAACAGCTTGTGTTGATAGGAAACTGTAATGTAACGGTCAAGCTAACCAATTGGGCCGTCTGCAGGGCATATGTTACCGGCACCTCCCGGCTAAACGTTGAAACCAGCGGATACGCTATTATCATGGCCGATGCGCTTGGAGATAGCAAGGTCAAAGCGATAGTAAACGAGCCATCCCGAGTGATCGTCAACATATATGGCAATGCTCAATCTGAGGGCGCATCCAGAACGGTACTGAAAGACAAAGACACCTATGATCTATAAGCTTGATGGCATACCGATTTCGCAGTATGGAGCACAGCCGACATTGGCCGGGCAGGCGACTGCATTGCATGGCATCTTCGACCTCCCGCGAAGAATCGGTAACACAGAGCACAACTGGGGTACATCGATAGAGCCATTTGTAGATGAAGAGGATATTGAACTGGATGGGCGGGCCCTTACGCTGAACGTGGTTGTGAATAGTGAGGGGCTCGACACTTTCATTCAGGCTTGCATTGCATGTGAAAAGTTAAGTATCGATTATGATGTTTTTGATGTTGTTTGCAAGGATGAGATCAAGGTAAGCAAAGTTGATTCCCGGTATGTAGTAGCAGTCCCGTTTTGGCAAAATGTGTATCAGGTGGAATCTTTGGATATCAATCCTTCCGCTTCTGGCTTGTTTCGGCTGGATAATTTCGATTTACGCAGAGACTTCGGTGTATATGTATCTGCAAGCGGAAATATCTTCAATACGGCCAAAAGAATCGATATTCCGACCACTAAATTCTATGAGAGGACAAATTATCGTGCATCCCGTGATATAACATTGAGGTGTTCGATGATGGCACACACGTTCTCCGGTGTCTATCAAAGCATGAAGCAGTTCCACGCACTTTTGATGGCTCCGGGTATGCGAACACTGGCAACACCGAATAAGACGCTTGAGGTATATTTTAAAAACGGTATGTCGGTTAGTGCGGTAATGAGCAATATCCTTCAATTCAATATAACAGCAACCAGGTGTGATAACAATATATAGAGACATAAGCGGTAGCCGGATTGAGGTTGAGAATATCTCAAAGAAAAATGCATTTCACAAGTCCTCGATAATGGGAATTGATGAAGTGCAGATATCTGTTGTAGTCGATGAAATACTTGATATCTCAGAGGGTGATTATATCATGCATAACGGGGTGAAGTATACTCTGAATAGGGATGCTGAATATACCGTGAATAGTTATGTTCAATTTACCTACGATCTGATATTTGAACATCCTCAGTACCGGTTAATCGATAAGTTGCTTTCGAGTAGTGTTACCGGTTCTCCCAGCTTCACCATGACCGGAAAGCTTTCAGATTTCGTCCATCTTCTTGTATCATGTGTGAATAAATCAAGCAACCAGAATGGGGTTGATGATGGGTGGTCCATGGGAGAAGTTATCATCAGCGAATACAAAACGCTGACAATCGAGGATCTGAATTGTCGGGAAGCATTAAGGTTGTTTGCAAAAGAATTTGACTGCGAATATTATTTCTCTGGTGATGGAAAGGTGATAAATTTCCCTGAAAGAGTAGAGAAGGTGACATCACATGTGTTCGAATATGGACGTGGATTCGGCTTGTATAAGATCACACAGCGCAATGTAGACAAAGAGGACACCGTTACAAGGGTATATGTCAGAGGTGGCAACAAGAATGTACCTCCTGCATACGCTGACGAAGAAGGATATCTGAAGCTTCCCGAAGGATATCTGGAGGATTTTTCAGAGAGCAGCAAGGTTGTTGAGCGACAAGTGGAATTCGAGGAGGTTTTCCCTCGCTTCATTGGATCTGTTGCAACTGTTGCTGGCGAGAACAACCGAGTTCTAACATGCCCGGCCATTGATTTCGACATCCAGGCCGTCGCTGTTGGATCCAACGCCAGGATCAACTTCCTTACCGGCGATCTGATGGGTAAATCATTCGAGTTTGAGTGGGATAATACTCTGAAGCAGGTTACGCTGATTGATATTGAAGATGAGTTGGCGCTCCCGGGGGCAGATGGCATACGTCCCTCCATCCCGTCAGCATCCAAGAAGGCAAACGTAGGTGATGAGTTCAATTTCACTGGCCTTAACATGCCACAATCATATGTGACTAATGCAATCGACAGGTTGAGAGATAAAGGAACCACCTGGCTCAATTATTACTCCAAGAAAAGGGTAAAATTCGATATCGATATTGATCACCGGTGGATGAGAGACAAGGATCCACTGGCAGTGGGCGACCTTGTTGTTGTTTCTATCCCGCAGTATGGAATTGTAAAGGCGATTCGTATAACTCAGCTTGAAGTAAGGTTGAACAGTGGCCAGCTGGTGGCAACAGTATCCAACTATCTTGATGAGAGCTGGGAGAAATACCGGTCAGAAAAGGCGGATGAGCTTATAAGGGAAATTATCGAAAGATACGAAAGACAGAAAGACACCTTCGGTAAGAACACAACCTTTTTCGCGAAGCCTCGAAAATACAAGAAGGGTGACACCTGGTTCCTCCTCGAGGATACAGTGGTAGGCGGGATCCTCTATAAAAAAGGAACGCTGCTGCAGGCGGTTTACGAAACCGGAACCGAAGATGACTGGAGGCAGATAATATATGATGATCCTACGGATACCACTGACGGGATCAACCTGATCAGGAACTACGATCTTCGTTATGGGTTCACCAATTGGGGTGGAGAAGGGCAGTTTGGTGAGTTTACTCAAGTGGAACTTGATGCGTTGCCTGAAGAATTCTATGTTCGTGAATACAATGTTCTTGGAGATGAGTACGGTTATGAATATGCTCTCACGACAGATGATGATGAGCTAATAATACTTGATGAATAATGGCCGAGATAAAGAAAAAAAAGGCATCAACATTGCCAATTGCGTCATCCATTACAGATATGTACGCTTTTGGCGTGAAGTTCAACCAGGATGGGACTGTAGGAAATTCCTTGATACCGTACAATCTGCTACTAGGATCCACACCTGTCATTAGTGCTGAAGTCAATGCGGAGGGTGAGTTGGTTCTAACGGTTGAATATCAAAAGATAGAGGAATGAAACGATTTTTCAAGTCAGGGTATAACTATATTCAAGACGTGCTACTTAAACCGGGCACTTATGTCTTTTGGGCTTACATCAAAAGTGAGTTCGGAAATACATTTACATTCGCTTTAGCTAATGAAGCAAATGAATGGGAAGTCTTCGATGTTGATGTAGAGATGGGTCAATGGAGCAAGGTCTACGAGGTCTTTACCATTACTGAGAAGAAAGTAAAGTTAGACCTGATCAATAGGTATTTTGATTCCGAGCAACCAGTATTCGTATTCAAGCCACAACTGATAAAAGGGAATATCCCTACTGATGCAGGCGCCAGCCCTTTCGATATCGATTCAATCGTAGATGATCTACACGACAACATTCAGGGAATAGCTGATTTTACGAACGATGAGTTTGCTGACAGAGTGTTGAGTGCCGGAGAACGCGTTTCACTCAAAAGGGATATGGAGGCTGTTGAAACGATCTTTCAAAGCTTGAGAGGTAGCTATGAGAAACTGATCATTAACCCATTTGTCCCGGAGGCTGTTATAACGGACCTTACTACAAAGTATAATGCTGTAACGTCAGCGAAGACCAATCTGTTCAATGTCTTGAACCTGATAATTGCCGGCGACAACATTGTCACGCCTGAAGAAATCACAGCCAAAGATGATGCACTGCAGGCGCTGAATACAGCATTGTACAATTACAACCTTGCCGAAAAAGAGATACAGAATGCACTCGGTGAAGATTATACTCAAAAGATAAGTGCAATCAGGGACTTCACCGATAATGAGTTTGCCGATCGTGTGCTGAGTGAGACAGAGAAAATATCTCTTGCTCATGATCTGGATAATGTACAGACGCTTGTTGACAGCGTTACGAGCAGGTTCAATGAGATGCTTGAGAATCCATTTTTAACAGGAGCTGATCGCGACTTGTTGATCGAGAAATACAATGCATTGCTTGATTCTTGGGATTGGGATGAAGATCTGGACCCATTGAAGCCGAATGGACTGAAAACTGTTATCCTCAATATCATCAATGATCCGGACGACCTCATTAACCCGGCAGAGATGTTGGAGAAGGATGCAGCACTATCTGCATTCAACATCGCCCTGGGTGAGTTTAGCGAGACTGAGGTGTACATATCAAAAGTAACAATTGATTATGCCATTGAGCAGGCCACCTTCTGGAGCATACATTCAACATCCCCGGTTATATACAAGGATGCAAAGGATGCCGTTACTGATGGGTACCATATGCCTGTTACAGTCAAAGGCCAGCTCCACAGGGGCACTCAGATACAAGATGGAGGGTTCATCACGGTGACTGCAGATGATGCAGCAGAGGCAGCGGAGGCAACTCAGAGCCCCGTGTTGATCTCTCCATTGGATTATGATGATAAGTCATCGTACACGATTAGGCTCTACGATTCAGCAGCGAAGACAATTCTACTCGATACAATGACCATCCCGGTTGTCTTTCGTGGTGCCAATGGAAAGGATGCAATTAATATCACCTTAAGCAATGAAATAGACTCTGTGCCTGCGAGCAACGAGGGGGTTGTTTCATCTTATGACAACACCGGTACTGATATTCGTGTGTTCGAGGGAGCCACAGAGTTAACCTATGATGGAAGTGGCACATCGCCCGGTACATTCAAGGTCACTTCTTTGGGCATTGATTTGACCGTTGGCCAGATCAGTTCACCGACTGTTGGAATATTGAAATGCGTTATCGGGAATATCTCAAATCTTGCAGCAGACAAAGGTATTACTCAGTTCACCATAGCAGGAAAGACATTGGAGGGTGATCCATTCAGTGAGGTAAAAGAACAGCGCATAACAAAGGGTAAGATGGGTGCTCCTGGGGATCCTGGGGATCCGGGAGAGGATGGCGACGGAATTACATCCACCACTATTGAGTATGCCAAGAGCTCAAATGGCACAGCGCCGCCAAGTACTGGATGGAGTACTTCGCTTCCATCACCTACTCAGGGGTGGTATCTGTGGGTTAGAACTACCACAACATATAAAGTTGCAGAAACTACGGTAACCTATTCCGTATCACATTGGGCAGAAGACGGAGATGGGATCGTTTCTACAAAAATCGAGTATGCGAAGAGTTCGAGCGGCATAACCCCGCCACCTACCGGCTGGAGTACAAATTTGCCATCGCCAACGTTAGGATGGTATCTCTGGGTTAGAACAACAACGACATACAAAATATCTTCTACGACAGTTGCATACTCAGTATCGAGATATGCGCAGGATGGCGACCCGGGGGCTCCTGGTGAAGATGGAAAAGGCGTATCTTCGGTTGTGATATGGTATTACAAATCGAGCTCTGCAACGCAATTGCAAGGGGGCTCGTGGAGTACAACCAAGCCAGACTATTCTGCATCATTTTTCCTTTGGACAAAAGTAATAACGACGTATACGGACAATTCAGCTTCAGAGACAACACCGATATTGGATCCTGAATGGCACAAAGTACAGGCAATAACCGATAAGTTTGGAGTAACAACCGATGGAGCGCTTATTCAGGCCGTGATGATGCTTCTCAGAGAGGCAGACAGTCTTGATGTAACAGCCGGGATATCAGGTATACAAGGAACGTTGAAGAATAATCCCTCCTATTGGTCTGGTGGCACGTATTCGCAAGCCTATGCACTCATACAGTTCTTGTCAAAGATGTCTGCTGGCACGAATCCGGAAAGTGGTGAATATGAAAATCTTGCAAAGATTATACTTCTCCATAATGGAGCTGCAAAAATAGGGGACTTCATTATCGAGCCATCTGGACGTATCATTATCGTTGATCCGACAACGGGAAAGGAAAAGATTGTTTTTTCTGCCACTAACATTCCAACGCTTGCAGACTTATTGGCATTAACAGATTTCAGTGGCACACAAAATGCGAGCGCTTTTAGCAACATCACACCATCTACTCCCATAACAATCGCGACAGTGTATGGAGTAAAAGCAGGGTCGAAAATAACTTATTCCGCAAACAGTTTGATGGTTACGGCGAACAGTACTTATTCTGCAAATCCAAGCATCGGAACTACTTTCAGGATAGACTTGATGCGGAACGGATCATATTATAATTCAATCAGGTCGATTTTCATACAGGCAGCCGGAGGCAGTCATTCCATATCGACAAGCATTAATTATCTAATTACTGGAGTTCCAGAAGGATATTATTCAGTAAAATTTTCAATAGAAACATCAGCTAATACTTTATCTGCATCAGCGGATATATCGTCATCAGTGCTTCATTGGGAATTCAGGCAGGCAGGTGTGCGTTGGTTTCAATTCGGGAAAAACGGAATGATGGCGTTTTTTTCTGATAACCATGCGCATTTTACAGAAGAGGAGGGATTCGATCTTAAAGGGAAAACAAATATGCCAGGGGTGTTGCTGAGTGCTTCGGTTAGTTTATCTGGAGGATTCGCCAACTGGTGGGGAGCAAAGAAGCATGCGACGAATACAGCTACAAGAAATAGTACCGGGGTTTATACAGTATATCACTCCGTTGGTCATACGGAATATCAGGTTAGTGTCACACCAAGTTTGCATCGCACGTTTTATATAGCGTCTAAAACTTCGACTTCATTCAGGGTGTACATGTATTCGGTCGGTACTTCCGCTCTTTCTGATTCATCGTTCGATTTTCAGATTTTCGGGAAAAACTACGCATAAAAAAGCCCATATAGAAGATCCACTTAAAAGAATTCCTTGAAATATTCTATTCAATCGGTCGAAACGTGAATACTTCATCGAACAATCTATACACTTCGGTATAATTACTATCGTTATAGGCTGACTCGATAAGCAAACGGGCATTATTAATTACAGATTGCGGAACATATCCTATTGTATCGTTATTATTATCGGTAAGATAGAAGTCGGTACCGTAAATAAATTCTTTCATGAAATCTCCTTCTTGCGTGATAATATCTGTTCCCCACATCTTGAGAGCCGGAATCGTTATATCTCGCTGTGATTCGGCAAAACCGCGAGCAATCAGTATAACATCATCCGAATAAATGTTACTAAACCATTGCGATTGCCATTTGATGTTTACAGTTTCTTCCACAATTTGCTGAGCTGTGAACCCGGGAATAGAAGAACGAAGTTGAACACCTTTGTCTGGTCGTAATATAATCATTGCATTCGGGTCGAGCTGACCCTTCACATCCGGAATATCTTTTTCCGGATCACAGCTTATCAATAGTAAGCCGACTAATAAGAATAGAATTTTTTTCATCATACTAATTTTTAAATCATTACTGCAAATATAAAACATTAAGAGGACTTTCCTCACTTGCATCATTAAAATATACCAGAAATACCGTTTACGAGGTATATTTTAATGGAAAACGATGGAGATCAAGAGAACAAAACTGCTCAGGCTTATCGGGAAGAAGATGATCACGCTTCCATGGGGCGTTTACGCGGCTCCAAAGGCGATAGTGAGGGAGGAGGATGTTGTGCATGAGTTCATTCACATTGTTCAGTACAGGGAGCTGTTGGTGGCCAGTCTTGTCCTTACCATACCAATGGCGTTTGTGAGCGTATGGTGGGCGCCATTACTATCTCTGGTGGCTTTCTATCTCTGGTATGCTGTAGAATGGTTCATCAGGCAGATGATCTACACAGCGACATGGTTGCTGAAGTATGTAAGAACATGTGAAACAACGAAATACGAAATGAATTTCGCTTATCGCTTGATCTGTTTTGAGCGTGAGGCGTACGCCAATGATCATTATCCAGATTACCTTGATAAGAGGCCGTTTTTTAATCAGATCGAATATATATGAAACTGTATGTAAATCTTTTCTCACTCGGTAAGTTCTTGACCTTTTACAGCGAGAACCGGTACCTCCAAAAAGTGTTGGTGCACAATGATGCGAATGTGTATATCATTGATACTACTGATGAAGGAGAGATCAAGGATGTCAAGAACATGTTGAATTCACGCGGAATTAAGTACAAAATCAAATAGTATCTGCTGAAATGAAAAAGATAAGAGATAAGAATGACTTTTATTTCGTTTGGGCAGTTGAAAGGAATGGGCTCCCAGAGGACTTAACATCGCGAATTGATGCTCAGCTGACATTAAGTGGATTCAATAAAAAAGAAACGCTTGACTTTGTTGTTGTTGATTCCAACAAGATTGGCATAGAGTTCAAGAAGGAGATACTGACTGAACCAGGGATTTATAATCTTGAGTTTTCATATACCCTCCCCGATACAGGTTTCTCTGATGGCGTAAG